TAGTCAAAGCTGATACAACAGGAATGTACTCGTCAGTATAAAATTTATTTCGAAGGTTAATTGGAATATTATACATAAATTTCCAAACATAACCATCAGCTGTGGTGATTGGTTCTAATTGTGTTCCTGTTGGTTTATTTGTGGAATATGCTCCATTATTATTATCCAAACATTTATACACATTATATTCATCAGTAACAACATAGAAATTTGCATCTTCAATTTTTTGCGCACCAGATTTAGCCATACCAATAACAACAGATGCTTCAGCACCAGTTCCCGATACTGATGTAATTGAAATTTGTGGTACAGATGTATATCCAGTTCCTGGTGATAATAAAACAATGCCAGCAATAGCACCATTTACAATTTCAGAAACAGCAGCTGTTGCACCTGTACCTCCACCACCAGTAATACTTATTTGAATATCTTCAATATTAATATAACCAGCACCACCAGAAATAAGATTAATTCCAAGGACTTCGTCACATAAACGATCATCATACATATCATAAACTACATCAGAAGCCCAATCTTTCCTATCTACAACGAAAGCAACATCTGACGGTTTAATTTCTTTGATTGTGATGATTTCGTTACGAACTTCATGCTCGTAATTTAAACTATCAACAGGATTTTCTGGAACGTTCTCATCATTCCAAGATAATGTTTTACCCAAAAAGTAAAAATATGATGATGAACGTGTGACCACGTTCTGATAAACACCCTCTGCAAGAGATTTATACAGAATGGTTTTTACAAGAGATGTAGTTGCCATTTTTATTTAATTCCGTTATCCTGTTTATTTTTCATAACAAATATATTTTTATTAACTTACAGTTACTTTCCAAGTAACAGCGATTGTATCACCAGCTTGTTTATTAACAACTGGGAATACTGTACGACATAACATAGTACCAGAAACAGAAGCATTGAAAATGCCAGCTTCAGTAATAGCACCAGTACCAGTACCTGCTGGGAAAGTGGCAGTGTAAGTAATAGAGTTATTGTCTTGTAAGTTACCAGACAATAGAACACGACCAGTTTGAGTACCAAGAGTTGTGTCAGCATCAGCAGGAGAAGCAGTACCAGTACCAATACCCATATGTGACATATGAGTAGGAGTGTCGGCTGCTTGAGCGATCATCTTACCTGCAATATAAATCTTACCAGTTGCAACAACTAAGTTAGGGACTTCGAATTCTTGTGTAACTTCGCCAAGTTCGTTTGTTTTGGTAATTTTTACCATACCTTTGGCTTTAATGCCAGAATCAATTAACTGTTCAGTCATAGTTTCTCCTTTTTTAATTTAAATCTTACCATGTGGAAGCATAACCATTGGCATATACTTCGGCGAAGTATCCACCTTCTTCATATGGTTCTATAACAACATATCCTGTATTTCCAAAAGTAGCTGCATTTAAAGCATCTTGGAATAAGGTATTTGTACCATCACTATTTAGGGCAACATCTAGAGCAGCCCCAGTATTTCCGTTCGTATTATCAGGTACTGTGACAACAGAATCAGTATCTAGAATCTTTTTAGTAAATACTTCTGTAAAATCTGTTGTTGGATTAAGCATCGTAACAACAGCATCTGTATCTAAAACAGCTTTAGTAAAAGTTTGAACAAACAAATCTTCTGGTAAAACTTGTTGATTTACAATATCTGTTGTAAAACCAAAATATTTACCAATAACAAACAACGTTTCAATATTTGGATCAAGTATTGTAGCTGAATCTTCTAGATATTTGAAAATATCAAATCTGTAATATGAATCATAATTATATGAATTTAAAGAGTCTGAAAGATCTTTACCGATATTAAAATACCAATAATTGTCTGTTATTTCAGAAACGCTATCATATAAAGTAACACCAAGAGATTTGACGAGAGATGTAAGAGCAAGTTCAAGATTAATCTTGTTGTTAATACTGTACTCACCAAACATAGCCATACCAGATGGATGCAACATTGATCGTACGATAGATGCGTACGATTGAAGCTGTTCATCAATCTTTAATACATAAGCGAATGCTTGATAATAATATGAGTCTTGGATAAACATAGAATCATCCAAGAAACCATCATTATTTTTATAATATCCTGGGTATTTAGCGACAGCACCTAATGATACATTTAGTAGTGCTGGGTTACCAGAAACAGTATCTTTTGCATTAACGAAGAACTGACGAGCAACAGTACCTACATAAGCACCATCTGAATATTCAGCTGCCCAATAATCACCCCAGTTAATATAACCACTTTCAGTAAAACCGTTAGTTTTATCTGAATATGTATAAGAATATTTTTGTCCTAAAATAACTTCGCCTGATGCGCCAACACCAGTTGTATCACCAACAGCGTTTGAGAAATTAACAAACGCTGTGTTATAATTCTTACCTATTGTGTCAACAATAACTGCTGTAACAACACCATTCTCAATTCCACAAGAGGCTACAGCTCCATTACCATCACCACCTATTGTAATAGTTGGAGCGGTTGTATAACCATAACCACCATTTGTTATGTTGATACTTACAACTTTATCAGATAAAGAACCTGTTCCGAGTTCAGCTACACCAGTAGCTGTAACACCTCCTGGTGGTGGAGCACTAAATGTTATTGGTGGGATATATGTATATTGTTGACCATTATCGCTAACAAAAGTTGAAGTTACAACGCCACTATGTATTACTGAGTGGCCAGTCGCTCCAGTACCACCAACACCACCAAGAGTAACAATAGGTGGTAAAGTATAACCATGACCACCTGAGATCATGTTTACATAACCCATTGTACCTTCATCTAATGAATATGTAATAGCGACAGGTTGTTGTCCGATTTTCTTTTTACTAGAAACAGCAGATGATGGGAGAACTGTAATAGAAAAATCAGTTGAATACCCCAAAGCAAATTTAATAACATCAATTGTTTTTAATCCACCATTATCATAAGTATTCAAAACCTTAAACCAAATCGGTGTTCCTTCACCAGAAGAAACTTGGAAAACCATACCAGGTCTAAATCCTTCACCTGGATTTTGAATTTTAACTCTATTAGTATTCTTTAAAATTTCCCCTTGAAATTGTGATTCAAATTTTACTGAATCCCCAGGAGAGATAGAACCATAAAAATTTCTATCTAAGAATAACTCATAAATGTTATTTGTTTTATCGAATGGTAAGACATTTTCAATGTTAGCAGTAATTATATTTGCAGAGTCTACACCAGAAACAACAGCAGTATTATAAATCTTTTTAGATGTCTGGATAACGATTGTTTTACCAATCATATCCATCGCATTACCTTGATTTACTTTAACAAACAAAGATACATCTTGAGTCCATTTACCATCGGATACACGAAGCATCTTTTGACCAGGATAGTCCATGTAAACGTCTTTACCGAACAATAAACGGAATAAAAGTTTATATGACGCTTCTGAACCTTTTGCTAAGTATTGATCTTTAATATGTTTTAGAAGGAATCGCTCTGTATCATAGTTTGAACTTACAATTGGATAGTTATGAGCAATTTCAGCTTTAAAATACTTAATAAAATCAACTAAAGTTTCATCAATATCTCTAAGTTTTTTATAATCTACTTGTTGTGTATCTAACCACTCATAGTATGCTTCTACAAATGCAACAAAGGTTGGGAATTGAGCTCGAACAAACTCTGGAAGCTGGGAAGCAGCTATATCCTTCCCAGCAATTCTTTTATTAACTTCTGCTATTACACTCATTTTTATTTACTTCTGATTGAAGTGAAGATATAGTTCTTACCAGCTTGGTTAGAACCAGCAGCGGTCATATCGTTAATTACGCTAACTGTTAAATTCTGTCTTGAAATTTGAACAATTTGATTATATGCAGTAACAACATCATATGACTCTGGTTTTAAAATAAACTCAAATTTAATATCAGCCATAGAAGTAATAGTCAGGTTACGAACAATTAATGTACCCTTTGAATAGTTTACTTCTCCAATTGTTGGGTCAACAATAAATTTATTTTGTTGAGCATCAAAATAGAATAAACGTAAATTACCAACACCATCATCATCAATGTAGTGAACGTTAGCAGAGTTAGGAATATAGAAACCAGTAGATAACACAGATTCAGCTGGAATAGTAGAGTTGAAGATAGGGTTAATCATATTCAACTTATATTCAGAAGATAGATTGTAACGTGGTGTAAATTCACGACGAACCACAATTTTTGTTGTATTGTTTACGATAGCTTGATCACATTCATCAATAATTCTAACAAGTTGAGAATAACGGAATACACCATCAAACTTTTTTAATGTACTATCATCATATGCATAAATAGCATCACGAATGATAGTTTCTAACTGAGCAGGTGTTTTATCTGAAATCTTAGAATTGTAGTATGCTGTAACATTCATTTCTACGTTAAAATACTCAGGATCAATAAATTCTGGTGTTATAGAAACAATTGATTTTGGTGAAATAATATTTGTTTTAATATAATCTTTTTGCGCAGTTGTTAGCTTAGAAGAGTCAGTTGGTTTAATACAGATAAATGTTTTACCATAAACTGGTGGATCGTTGTCTTCACCACCCCAAACAACAATAGAATCAGCTTGAGGAAAATTTTTATAAATTAATGTTTTATAATCTTCGGTGGTGACAGCACGATTTTGCGCTGCATATAAACGTGGTGCATTATACTTAATTGAATCAATAGTTTCAGGAGAAGAACCGCCAAGTGCTGCAGTAGTAGAAAGAACTGATAAACCAGAACCAAGCAAAGCTGAACCAGCATATGAGAATGTATTGGCTCCATTTGGTCCTTCTAAAGAAGAAACATAATATTCTAAAGTTAAAAAATTACCTTCTTGTGGTTTATATCCAACAATTCCATCACCGAAATATATTTCAAAAATACCATCATCTAATTCTTTAACAAAATAAGACTTTGTATTTGAATCTAATGAAGTCATAGAATCAGCTGGAGTATATACCAAATAAGTATCATCAGTTGCGTTTTCTCTTATTTTTACTTTCAGAGTTGTTAAATCAACATTTGTATTTGGAATAACATATTTTTGTCCAGTTTGAATAGTATAACTGTATGTTAAGGGAGTTCCTTCAACAAGCTCAACGTCATTAAATGTATAAAGACCACCAACAGCAACTGTAGTAATATCAGAAGTATTATAGAATGTATATGATACACCATCAATAGAAGTTAAGAATGGTTGGTCAGATGGAAGTGTAACAACCTCAGGGTTATATGTTGGTGCAGTAATTGTACAGTTAACAAGAGCTTTGGCGCACTTAGCAGAATTTGGTGTATAACCTAACATTTTTGCTAGAGAAACTGCAGAAGAACGTTTAGACGCAGAGTCTAAGAACATCTCATTAACAGCCAAATTTGTGTATAGGTTATTATAGTGGGTATTATATGCTAAGACATCCAAAAGGATAGAAAAGCCAGAACCTTCAAAATCATAGTCTTGAAATTTATCCTGAGCTTTTAAAAATTCTTTAAGATTACTTTTGATATCATCAAAGTCTAATGAATTTACTTTAATTCTTTTTGTTATTTGTGCCATTATCGTGTTCTCTCTAGTACGAAATCAAGACTGAGTGGTCTCTCGGTATTAACTATTTTAAAAATAATATTAACGTACAATGAATTTTGATCTTCTGAAGAAATAACTTCAACATCTATGATTTCTATCCTAGGCTCAAAGTTTGATATTTGATCAATAATTGCACGTTTAGTCATTAAACCTGTAATTTCTGTTATTGGCTCAAATAACAATTCATTTAAAGGTGAACCAATTTCACTATGAAAGGGTTTTTCATAGTGACGGATAAGTAATAGATTTTTTATTGACTGTTTTATAGCAGCTTCATCTAAACGTAGTGTGACATCACCTGTCACTGGGTGTGGTGCAAAGTTTAGATCTAAATCCGAAAAAAGTCGTGTATTTCTCATATCTTGTTATTTAGGTGTTATTATGCATTACCTTTGGGTGGTATATTTGTAATTAAATAGAACCCAGAAGGAACATTACCAACAAACTTATAAGTCTTATCATTTACCATAGTAAATGCCATCTTACGGTTATTATTTTTGCGATAACCAATATGAATCCAGACTGAATCAGGATAACGATATTCTAAGATAAGCTGATCATAAACAATCAACTGTTCAATCTGTTGAACAAGTTGGAAAGTCTTATTATATTTATCTGGGAGTAATAGACCAATATCAACACAATGACCTTTGCAGTGGTCTGAAGCTGGAGATTCATTAGGAACAACACCTTTTAAACGATAACCAGAATTAATCTTCCATTGAGAACCTCTACCAGCCATTCCTCCAGGAAGAATGTCCAGTATTTTCTCTAATACATTATTAGAAGTCTCAGCCAAATTACCAACAATTTCTTGTACAGTATATAAACGTTCTTGGGCGTCTCTATTAGGTTTTAACATTTGCGGTGTTAATCTATGGTCTTTACTAGCAATTAACATACCGAGAGAGAAATTCTTAGATAGACGGAAATCGTTTGAATAATCTTTAGTAGACTGAATCAAAGATTTATCAACTTCAACTGGCACACCAGAACCTCCTGATAATGGTTTTCCTGCTTCTTCTGCAACAGCAGGAACTGTAACAGCAACACCTTCTGCTTTTTGAATTTTATTTGCGTTCGCACGTCCTTCTGGCGTATTCCAGTCGTCTGGAGTTTCAGCTACTGCTTTTTCTTCAAATTCTCTAA